ATATAGTCTTCAAGCTCTTCCGCAGAGAGTTCCTTCTTGGCCCACTCAGCGATCTTATCCCAATTCTCTTTGCCACCTGCAGCGGTGTACAATACGTTGTTCGACTCGCTAGTGCGAGCAGCCACCTTACCGATGTAGTTCTCAATACCGGCCATGATAAGCGTTGCATTCGTAGCACCGACGGCTTCAACCAGCTTGTCGCGGTTGATCTGTTCGGGCTTGCCTGCTTTGGTAGCATCATACAGCAATGCCTTGGCTTGGTCAGGAGTTACGCCACTATTCTGCAGGAGCAGGAGTACGCTATTGGCGGTGTCGTCTTTAAGATCGCCCCACGTAGCAGTGTCCAGTTCCTTAGCGTCCTTGTCGGCCTTCTCCTTCTCGGACTTCTCAGCCTCAGCTTTATCAGCAGCGGCCTTATCCGTAGCAGCCTTGTCAGCTACCGTCTTGTCTGCAGGCGCCTTGTCGGCAGCAGCTTTATCAGCGGCTACTTGTTCCGGGGTCTGCTGTTGAACGTCTACCTTGGTCTTGTCCTCAGCCGGATTTGTAATGTCGTCGGCCATGCTTACGCCTCTTTCATTGCTACTTTAGCGGCCTCGGCTTGTACGCCTGCCTGCTGTTCTTGTTGGGCTTGTTCTTGTCGTTGCTGCTGCATTGCTGCCATCTCGTCGGCAGTATACAGGAACTCACTGAACTTAACGCCACGTTGCCCAAACAGGAACGAGGCTACTTTCTGTGGGTTGATTGCAGTGCGAATGTCTTCCGGCACTTCATTCAAGAGTGCGAGGTCCGACACTGATGCACGGAAATTAGCAAGCTCGCCCTCTCGGGAAAGCGACTCAAGGCCAGTGGTCACTTGCACATCAAACGCGGACTTGCCGCCGACTTTGATTTCGTTACCGATTGTTGCAAGCAGATACTCAGCTTCCTTCTGTTGCCACTCAAGGGCAAGGCGGCTATAAAGCCCACCGAAAGCTGTCTCTAGTTCTAGCGCCTGATACTGAATTTCCATAGCAGTAACACGCTCGGCTTCTCGGGTTGTTCCTGCCCCGGATAGGAAGGCATAAGATAGCTCCCTTTCCATACGTGCAACAGCACCCTCAACCACTTGCAGGTCTTGGTACTTGTTCACTTGGATAGCAGTCACGTCACCCTCTTGGCCCGAGTGGTACGAACCTCTGCGTGTACGATTGAGGTTGGTAACGTCTACCAGCGACCCCGGCTTAACCAAGAACTTAATCTCGGCAGCAATCTCGTACATATCAAACAACGCCTCACCAGTACGGTCGAGGTTATGGAACACCACGCGATGCTCTTCTACCAGACCCCGGCCATAGTGTTCTCCACGACGGAGAGACCATGCGAGAGCAATACACGGGAACTTCACATCGGTGTACTTAGTCACACCGGTGATTTCACAGTCTTCAATCTCTTGCTTCTCTTGCCACATCTTTGAAGACGCGCGGGTATAGTGCGTGTACAGCGTCATAGGCTTCTGCTGTGTCTCATCCTCTGGGATAAGGCTCGGCTTCTCTGCCTTGATCTGTTCAAGCACATAAGGTGACAGGTCCGCAGGCATCACACTGTCCTTGAGAACCACCTCCTTCACCGACCCATCGAGGTTACGGCGAACGCAATAGTCTCGTATGTTGTACGCGATCCGTCTGTTGTTTGGCAGTCTGCGCATCAGCACATTACCGCAAACGATTAGCTGTTGAGCAACATCAACTGCAGTAGGTCGGTACTCAACCAGCCGCATCTTGGATACTGCGTACTCTTCCAACCACCGAGCTTCACGCCGGGTCTGGTCTGCCATAGCTGCAAGCTCATCCTCGCCCGCAGTCTGTCGAATTTCCTTGGCTACATCAGCAGAGAGCGTCACACTAAAGAACGGTCTGCTCTGCGGGAACATGACCTCAACTATCTTGTTTGACAAGTTGTTGATAAGCCGTGGTCCGACAATGACGTAACTCCGCAGCAAGCTAGAATCTGCACCAACGCCGTCCTCGGGCATAATACCCGGAACAGTCCATCGTGCGTACTGCTCACATCTGGTAATCAGATCGCCTTTATCGAGAGCCATCTGTGCCCAGCGTTGTGAGATTTTCATTACCTCAGTCCCCCTATGACAATCGGCGGCCCTAGAATGCTGTTAGGCGTGGGGGTCTTCTTCTTCTTAAGCCCCGTTACCGGATCAATGTCACCGCTCTCCGCCGCATCTGGCGTACCAAGAGTAATATCCGCCCCGCTGTCCACCGCAGTTTCATCTTGCGCTGCGATATTTTTGGCAATCTCCTCTTGCTTCTTCATATCGCGCTCTGCAGACTTCTGCGCGTCTTTCTGTGCTTTGGCTTGAAGTAGCCCGGCTCCTGCACTTGCAGCCATACTCGCCATCATAAGCGTAGTGAGCGCGCCCATCGTATTCTCCTGTTAGAGTTTCATGTGGTACGTCCTCTCTAACAGAGTAGCACCAAGAGCCTGCACAAGTCTATGTGCCTTCTCACCAGATTGTTCTAGTACTGTCATGTAGAGCACCTGTGCTCCACGTCTCCGGGCCTCACGAATGAATGCTCGGTATAGCAGCCCACCAGCGCCGCCAGTGTCATACCACAGCACTTCCTGCGCTGCATGGCACTGATCTAGCTCAGACCAAAACAGCCGCCCAGCAATGACGCCGGTGACTTGATCCGCGTACTTATTCACTGACACAAGAACAAGCTGCTCTGCAATCATCATGTCTACTGTTTCCAGTACAACATCGCCAGTAGTCTTGTTACCCGTTTTGGTATTGAACTCTGCTACCAGTTCGCGGATCGTAATACGATCCGACGGTGTTGCTAGCCTTATCATTCAGGTGCTCCAGCATTGCGAGTCGCTCTACTACATCAGCAATCGCCTTTGTGTATCCAACATCGTGCATGTTACAGTCTCGGTTCAGGTCGGGCGCAGCATGTTTCAAGTACTCCTTGAGCTTAGCCAGAGTGTGTTCACACGCTAGGCTTGTCCGTGCTACTTCTAGTGACATTGTATACTTCCAACAGTTCGAGAATATCCGGTGAGATAACTGCACGTAGCTTATCAGGTACAGGCAACTCATTACATAGAAACTCCATGTAGAGAGAGATAGCCTCTTCTTCTGTTAAGTCTTCATACATTATCGTATCCTTAGAATAGAACAGTATTAGTATACCATACTATTATATAATCTTTGTTACTGATCTAGATGTTTAGACTAGATCAATAACTTAGATTGTTTCCCTTATAGGTGTCCCGGAAGAAAACTACCCGAAGAAAAACTCGGCACGTCTAACGTCTTCTATGTCAAGCTCACCCATAGGCGGGGGGTTCGGGAGCTTGATGTTATGTTGTGCTTCATGCTGCTCCTTGAACTCCTTAAGCACATCATGCTCAGTGTACAGTTCAACAAAGCAATCACGAATGATAGTATGGAACTCATCAATGAACCGGGCATGTACTCCGAAGTCATCGTGGATCATGGCGAAGTTCTTGATGCCACGCTCAGCCGCTCTGTTCACAACCATCATGAGGTGTGTAGCATCCATACAGTGCACGAAGTTCGGGCTACTGCCCTGCCGCATACGACGCCCATCAAGTCGATCAGTATCCTCGTTCACCCGGATGCGCAGGCCACCATCAATGTTCGTCTTAACCAGACGCTCGATCTTGATGACGCTACGTTGGTGCACCGGGAAACCTAGCGGAGTGGTGTAATGGATCGGGTGCCCTGCCTTGGCAATAACACCTGCTGCGCTCTGCAGCCAACCCATAGCTGCTCGGGCGGCAATAACGACTTCGCCAATGCTGGACCACAAGACAGGTGTGAGGTACACAGCATGTCGGAAGCCCATGCTCTTCCCGAAGTATTCGTCGCCGTACTCTGCGTACCAGTTGTAGATCGACTGTGTGCAGGTTCTCTGCGTTGATCCATATGGCAACGTCATCACAGGTGTCTTCGGAAGCTTCCTCGGGATACGCACGTTGTTCCCGCCATTCAGCTTCCGCATCAGCTTGAGCCAGTTCTTAGCTCCTGCATTGTTCTCATCGTTGGTGTTAGCCAGCACCATCAACTTGTTCGTCGTGACGTCAGCCACATCTTGATAAATGTCACTTGGTCTAGCCGATGGTACAAGATTAACGGCAGAACCACCCACTTTGTCCCGTAGCATTGCG